AATCCTTGATGGATATCGATAAAATCAAGAAAGCGTTTGCCGATATTGAGTCGGGCGTGAACGTGCTGCGCGGCGGCCCAATGGATTACTACATCCGCAAGCTGACGGGAGCATACGATTTGCTGCTGTCGCGTCGATTCGCACCGTTCGTGGTCGGCGATACCGTGATTCTGACCAAGGCTCCGGATATCGACAGGCCAGACCACGGGTGGCGGTCCTCCAAGCATTTTCTTATCAAAGGCGCTGTCGGCAAGGTCGTTATGGTCGAAGCGGACTCTAACGGCTTCGGTGCCTATGTCCAATTTGAGAACGATTCATGGATCGACGACCGGACCGGCAAAGTGACCGCCAGAGCCGAGAAGGATCGCAGCAATTATTGGCTGCACGAAGACTTCCTAGTTTTGACACCTCCGCAAAGAGTTTCAAAGCCGTGAGCGACATTATATCCATGCACAAAGCGGCTTTGGTCGATGCCATAACAGCGGAGGTGAAACCGCTCCACGCCCGCATCGCCACCCTCGAAGGCATCGCAGACGCGCGCATGGAACGCATTGAATACTTGGAAGGGGCGCTGCGGGTGATTGCCGAGGGAACGATATGCCCCGATCTGTTCCCGAATGACTCGGATGAAAATTTCATCGCCGCAAAGACTGCGATGGTCACCGCTATCGCGGCGCTTGAGCACTCAGAATCGGAAACGCCAGCAGAGCCTCGGCCGAGCTTTCGCGGCTGGATTCAAAGCGCCTGCGAAAATTGCGGCAAGCTGGCAGGGGAACATCCGCAGCCCAACATGTGGTGCTACGAATTTGACCGGGCAGTGAAATGAATTTTTCGTCCGCACCTCTGACGATAGCGTCACGACTACGAATGGCCAAAACGTGCGGGAATGCTGGCCCCAAAGGGTATTTTGGTAATCGCGTTATGAGAAAGCCTGGAAACAGTAGTACCTGGAACGGCTTGACAGCTCGGAGAGACGGGCGCTTCAAATCGAGTGAGGGAGCCGAATAGCTATGCTCCACCTCTGGCAAATTTGCATGAGCATAGGGGCTTCACTTCGACCGTTTTGCCCGGAACTATGCAGATTTCACGTTCTACGGTACATAGGGTGGCGCGTGAATATCGCGCCGTCAGTGCCTACGAAAACGTCCCTTGGAGCCGAAACGGGCTCGCCGCACATAAACCGTTATCCGGGCAACGCTGTGCCAATTGCGACCCGGCCTGAAATGGAGTCCACGAGTACCAGTGGGCAGGGGACCCGAGTAGACCTCCTGGGGATACCAAGAGGGAGAAAGGGCCCTCAGGACCGTACAGTAACTTTGACATCTTCTGGGGACGTCGCATGAGCATGAACGACTTGTTTGATCGGTACGCTGCCGAGTGCATTCCTGATTTACAGCCGCGCAGTCAGCGCGACTATTTGGGCATCCTAGTCCTACTTCGCCAAACTTTCGGCCATCTTGAACCGAGCCAAGTCACGCCGCGCATGGTGGTGGATTTCCTCGAGGTTAAGACCGGCCGCATTCATCGAAACCGCATGGTCACGATCCTTTCGACCGTGTTCAAGAAAGCCATCGGGCGCTGGTGCATCCAGGATGACCTGCGGAACCCATGCACAGGCGTTGAGCGCTGGCCTACGAAGCCGAGAGACCGTTACGTCACCACTGAAGAGTTCGACGCATTCCGGGCTACCTGCTGTGCCCAGGTACAGATTGCGATGGACCTCGCGCTCCTCACGGGACAGCGGCAGGGAGACATCGTGGGGCTGACCTGGAAGCAGGTTCGGGCGATTGGACTGCCGCGCGACAAATGGCACATTGAGATCGACCAAGGCAAGACGGGAAAGAAGCTGGCGATCATGATCTCGCCGGCCGTAGAGACCGTCCTGAAGCGCGCCAAGCTGATGTTGCCGCATTGGCCGAGAGAATACGTGATACGCACGAATCCTAAGTACGGGGCGAAGGGCTTGCGGTACTCGGAGGATGGTTTTAGAGCGATGTGGCAGCGCTCGATGCGCGCATGGGAAGACGCAGGTAACGAACGTTGGCATTTTCACGATATCCGCGCCAAGAGCATCTCAGACAACCTGAGCCTTGATTCCGCCTACCTGCTCGCCGGTCACATCGATATCAAGATGACTCGGCGTGTCTACGATCGCGCCCGTCGCGTTGTGCAGCCGCTGCGATGAATCAATCTACTTTACAAGGTGGCGAATGAACCCTCTCGCAACAAAACTGGCACGCGCCATCTTCGAGATTGGTGACGAACCGAGCATCCCTGGCGGCGTCGTGCAACGCATTCAATTCATGGGCGGCACATATCCCGATGCGGAGCGGCCCCTGGGTGGTCTCTGCGAATCCTCGCTTGAGGCGTTCTTGGATTACACGCTCGCCAAGGAGTCAACCACTACTTCAGGAGCAGCCAATGCCGATCCCGTATGAATTCGTGAAGCTGAAAACCGACGCCATGCAAGAGATCACCAAGACCCTCGCGGCCTTCGGTTGCCAGTCCTTCGGCACGATGACCGATAACGACCGCTCAGTCGCCATCGTGGTGTTTAAGTGGCGTGATCGGCAGGTGCAGCTTGAGGCGAGTTGGACCGGCTACGCCCAAGCACTCGTGACCAAAAGCGGCTGGAAGCGCGACGACGCATTGGCGCACGCCAAGCGGGCTGTGTATTCGATCCTGCGGGATTGGGTCAAGGGACAGACCACGGCGATTGAGTGCGGCGTGCTGAGCTTCGACACGGCGTTTCTGCCACACATGGTGCTAGGCGATGGCCGCCGCGTGATCGACGCAGCGAACGCCGCTGGCCTGTTACCGCCGCCAGAGAAGAACGGCCCCAAGGTCGTGGAGTTCCGGTCATGAAAACGATCACCAAGAATCAGTACTACCAACTCGTCGGTCTTGCGGCGATATCGAAGCGCCAATACGATCTGCTAGACCAGGTGATGGAAGCTGCGCTGGAAATCACCGGAGAAGATCGCGACAACGGACACACGAGTGACTTTGTATATTCCGGCGATCACGATGTGAAAGACCTTCTAGAGCGCCTCAGCATCACCGTCGAGCCAACATCCAGGGCTGTCAAATGAGCGACCCAGCCGATAAGTATTGCCTGTGGAAACGCGAGCCAAAAAGTTCTAGGGAATGGTATTTCCCGGACGATCACCCAGGCGAGGACTCGGAGCTATTGCGCACGCTTGAGCGCGTATGGTCGTTCTGCCCCTACTGCGGCCGTCCCATCAGCATGACACCCGTTAATCCAGGGGGAAACGATGGCCGTTAAATTCCGGTTACCTTTCGGCGGGATCAAAAATTCCTACAAGAAGGATTTCGTGCGTTCGCAGAGTTATATCGCTCGCAACATGAAGTCATGGGGCAGAGCCGAAAAGAGCGGCTTTATGCAGTTTGAATCAGCGAGAGACGAGATTGCAGCCGCGTTCGTCGAAGGCATGCGGGCCGAGCGCCGTCGCTTCGCGCGTGAAACAGCAGGAGAGCCCGATGTTTGAAACCGTCATGACCACGCTGCAAGTGATTTGGGGAGTGCTGATTCTGATCGTCATTGCGTTCCCGACGAACCTTTGCTTCAGGGCCGATGGAGAAGTGAAGTGATTGCCGACAACGATTGCGAGGACCAAGGTTTCAGCCTGATCTCTGAAGGCTGTTTTTGCTGTCTACCCTTCGCATTCTTGGACGGTAAGCCGGTTCGCCAGCAGCTTGAGCGGTTCGAGCGCAACGGTATTTGGTATTGGCGCTGTCCGAAGTGCGAGGGCTACTACGGCGAATGCTCTGAGGCTGATGCCGCGGCGAAGGCGATTGGCTCAACGAACGAGGGGGGGTGAGTAATGAAAGCTACGGCAAATGAAGTGCGACGGGCGGCTGATGCCGTGGTCGCCGCTCGCGATAAGCGTATCCGCGAACTTGCAGTCGAAAATTCCAGATTGGTGGCCGTGCTTCAGGCTGTCAAGCTGCGGATGCACTTCATCGGATGGCCTGCCGAGGCAGTCTGGTCGCCCAACGATGACGGCCGCACGATCCCTGACTGGCGCAAGGAAATCGCCTTGGTCGAACATGCGCTAACCGGCTGCGTACTTCCCGGCTTTCCTGCTGATGCCGTGGCGAAGCGGCCAACAGAAGGGGCGACCAAAACCAACACCAAGACCGTGCCTACGGGAAAAGAAAATGTGCGCCCCATTGGAGAGCCGCCGACGCCGCAACCTGATGCCGGAGCAGCCAAGCCGTGATCATTGTCGGCACCTACGAGAATTGGGAGCGAGCGTGCCGGCTGCGCGGATTAGAAGGGCCTTATGCCCTGGCGGATGGCAGCGGCTACCGGTTCTTGGGCGAGGAGGGAACGGCGGCGATCTTCAGAACCGAACACCCGTCGCGCGGAGCTATCTTTGATGCCGGTGGTGTCGATGCGCCGCCCTGATACTCCCGCTGTGACTCTTGCGTATGCGATCGCCGCCGCGCGCCGCATCGCGTCGACCGTCCTACTCGAGTGCGTCAATCCTGATTGCAAGATGCGGTATCAAGCGATAGCCGGGGTCATGCGCTGGTGTGGGGCGTGCGGGTCGCAGCTTGCGCCAGCGAAAGAGGAGCCGCCGAAGCCGTGATCGCCGACTTGCCCCATTTGCGCAAGCTTTCCGGCCTCCAACGGCGGTCTGACGTGCGCCGCTGGCTACGGGCCAATGGGGTGGCTTTCATGGTTCAGCCGTCCGGCGATCCGGTCACGACGCTGGACGCGATTAACCGGGCGATGTACGGTGACTCGAAATACAACCGACCGGACTTCACGCCGCCTCCAAAATGCTGCCCCCAAAAGTCCACCAAAGACACGGCCGGTACTTCTACGTCCATCAAAACAAATGGCACCCACTCTCCCGGGTCGACGAAGGCGCAACCGCGCTCTATACCGCCCTTCAAGAATGGACCACAGACCGGCCGGCGACCTACGGACAATTGATGATGCTGTACATCGCCCGGGCTTTACCAGAATTGAAGCCAGCGACCCAGCCCGAATACCTGCGAATCATCAATGCGCGCCTACAGCACCATTTCGGCCACGTCATCCTGAACGCGCTCGAGCCGACGCACGTAGCCCAATACCTCGAAATGCGGAAAGTCGAAGGGGCGGCCGTCGGCGGGAATCGGGAGCGGGCCGTGCTGGGATCGGTGATTAGCTGGGGGATGCGGTTTGGCTGGTGCGTGTCGAATCCCTGCTTGGGCGTCCGGCGCAACAAGGAAAGGCCATCGAAGCGCTATATCGAGAATCAGGAGCTGGTCGACGTGCTGAACCGCGCGCCGGTCCCGTTGCGGGATTTGCTGGCGGTGGCCTATCTGACGGGATTGCGGCAAGGGGATCTGCGGTTGCTGACCCGGGAAGCCATCACGTCCACCGGGATTCAGGTTACGCAGTCGAAGGATGGCAAGTTGCGGGAGATCGAATGGAGCACGCCCCTCAAATACTTCATTGAGCAGGCCCTGGCGCGCTCACAGAACGAGTTTGTCTTTGTGGGCGAGAAGGGTAGGCCCTACACCATGGACGGCCTACAGAGCGCCATGAAGCGCCTAAACGCGGGGTTCCGGTTCCGGGAACTGCGGCCCAAGGCGGCGACCGATGCCAGCCATAACATCCTCGGTCACAACGCCCAAATGATGGGGGTCTATGTGCGCCGCTCGCGCATCAAACCGGTCCGGTGACTTAGACGCAAATGGAGGTAAGTGGTTGGTTTCACGTGGAACGTAAACGGACTGTTAATCCGTTGGTCGGGAGTTCGAATCTCTCCCGGGGAGCCAAAATCAAGGACTTACAATCATATTTGAATCGTACCGTCTAAGTGTCCAAGGGGTGTCTTAGACGTTTGGGTCCGCCGTACAAAATCCGGCACAGGGGGAGAAGTAATGGAGCAGGATGAAAAGACAAAGGCCAAAGTCCTAGCCGGCGTGATGGTGGATCCGGCACTAGAGTTCCATGAACGGGGCTGCGTCAAGCGATACGGTGCGGTATCGGATGATCCTGCGGGTCAATGCGAGTGTGAGAGGCGGCGTGATGCTGCACAGCCTTCAACGCCTCCAACGCCGCCCGCGTAAGTTCGCGCCGCCGGTCCTCGTCCTGTGCTTTTTGTAGCCGCCGCTCTTCGCGCTGGGCTGCGTCGAGGAGCCTTAAGCGGTAGTCGACTTGTTGTAAAATCTGTTGCACGAGTTGCCGGTACGGGACGTGGGGTAAACCAACGGGTGGCTGTCAGGCCCGAAGCGTCACCGACCAAAGCGGCCGCCCCAGGGCTGACACCTTGGGGCGGTGTCCAGTCCAGCATCGGGGAATACCCTATGCTGTGGCGCGTTGGCAATAGGAGGTTGGCGCGAAATGAGGATTGAGTTTCCGCAAGGCACGCCCATCGATGAACAGATTCGCCGTCGCATTAAGGTAGCTACCGGGCGAAAACATCAAGGCCGACCTGGCCCGGGTAAGCCCAAGAAAGGACCGCGTGTCGCCGCTTTGAAAACTGGCAAGGCGCGCGCCCTCAAAAAACGAGTGCGCATGTATTGGGCTGGCGAACTGGACGAGTTTCCCTCGTGAAAAGCCAAACGGGCATATCTCAGCCCCCCAAATCAAAGTCCTGTCTTTTCCATTACGGCTCTTTCGCGATGTCCGAAATCGTTTTGTCCTTACTCGCGCTACCGGCGCTTGATCCAAAATAATAGCCCAGCACCAAAATAAGCGCCGAATCGAGCGTGCCCAAGATGCGCCCGAGCACCACCCCGTCCATCCCTTTGGGTTGCCCCACGAAGAACATGCTGCCCTCCGCGATCAGCACCAGGAGGATCACGATATAGGCGATGATGCGCGGGGTATTGTCCTTGACCGCGATCTCCCGCGCGCGCGCATTGGCGACATCATCGAAGGAAAGCTTCTCCTCGCTGATCTCCAGCGTCTTCATCTGCACCACAAAATCATTCTCGGCCTTCTTCAATGCCAAGAGCTGATCCGGAGTCGCCGTCAAGAGCGCCGCTTCCGCCGCCTTATCGTCGCCAGCAGGCGTTCCCAAGGCAAGGGATATGGCGGTGGCGGCCAACGGTCCGAACGGTCCTAGAGCCCCACGCGCGATCGTAGGGGCCACGGTACGCAGGACCTGGAGCGCCTTTTCGCCGAACGTCACTTGTGCAGCCTCTGCGCCCAAGCCTTGAGCCACAACAGCAGGCCCTTCTGTTCCTTCACCTCGCGCGCCATGTTTTCGACCTCGAGCACCACATGCTGGCGGCCGTTCGCGACGAGTTCGGACACCCGCGCTTCCGCCTCCTTGGTGGTGATGCGGCTCACTTCGATGGCATGCAAAATTTCTTCCTTGTCGGTCATTTTCGCCTTCTCGCCTTTGGTGGGGACTCCGCTATTTCCGAGAGCCGATCCCGCCACTCGCGCTGGCGGTCGACCTCCGCCGCGATGTCGTCTACCTTGGACCCCATCACGGCCAATTGAGTATCGATTTTGTGCAACAATTCCCGGTCCTGATCTCGTCCTTCCGTCGATTCCTTGCGCTCTTGCTCCAGTTTAGCGACAGTCTCCTTGAGACGGGAGATATCGTGCTGCGCGTTGAGCACATAGCCGATGGCAATCGTGAGGGTGCCGATCGCGCCCCAGACGGTTGCCGGGGTGAGGCGCTTCCTGACCGCACGCACGATAACGGCTGTGGTGTTGCCAAAGTCGGGTTTCTCCTCCACATCACACGAACCCGCCGCCGGCGGCCTGATAGGCATTCAACAATTGTGCGAACGATCGCTGTGGCTGCTGTGCGCTGCTGCCCGGTAATGACGCCCATTCGCCACTGCACTTGCTAATCGCCGCCGCCACTTCGCCTGCATAGATCAGATCGAGCGCCCCGCGTTCCTTGATGAGCTGCACCGCGCAATCGTCCTGAGCGTCGGGACCGAAGTTCTTCAACTGCAGGAGCGCCTTCAGACGTAGCCAAGTCGGCAGGGTTATTTGGTATCGACCGGCCGCGCTCGAATGGCACGGCGGATGTAAGCCCGCGGCAATACACATCGCGTCTGGTAGCTTCTCGCCTGCCCACTCCCTGGTTCCATCGGGCCGCACTTCGGTCGGGTGATAGGAGAGATCATGGATCGTGTACTTCTCGCCGAAACACACGCGATAGGAATCAGCAGCCCTGTCCGTTCCCTCGGAATGGGACAGCATCGTCAGGAAGCCGTTCAGATTCGGTGTCACGTGAGTCTAGTGCGTGCCGTTGATCGGATGCAGCGCGATGACGCTGATCATCAGGCTCAGCAACCAAAAGAACATGCCGAGCCAGCCCCACACCGGGCGGTTCGGTGGTCCCTGGAAGAGCCGGAACGCTTCAAGAAACAGGCACACGAGTGCGATCAATTGCAGGACGAAAGATAGAATGTTCATAGAGTTCCCCCAGTAAAGGTCTAGTTTGGAATATCGACCCCGGTCTGACTCACCTGAATCCAATTGGTCCCATCGTATTTGTAGGTGATGCTGCGATTGAACGTATTCGCCGGCTGCGTCCAGGCGGCAAGCTTAAAGACCGCATTCCACGTGACCGCACCCAACGCCCCGCCCGTCGCATTGCGAATGCTCAAAGTCAAGAGCATCCCGGTCATCGGGTTTAAGGGCGCGTTGATCGTGAAGGCGACGCCGTTGGACGGGTTCACAATGAACTCACTTGCTTGCGTGCAGTCGGGCGTCATGCTCGCGCTATAGGCGAGAGTGGCCATGACCGGAGAACCGCCGTACTGCCATGCGCCGGTCAATGTCGCCAAGCCCATGGGATTGATGATCTGGCAACCGCCGGGGCCCGAGGTCTTCTGATACGCAACCGCGCCGCCCGAGGTGTTCACGTAGTTGCCGTCACAGATCACGTTCAAAGCCGTGGCGGTCGCAAGCACCCCGGTCGTTTGGGTGGTCTCCGCCACCCCATCGTGGATCAGCTCATTGCCGATGCGATTGCCCTTGATGAGGCAGTACTGACTCGCGCCCACCGTAATGCCGACGCCTGCGCCCCCGGCGATGAAGCAATTCTTGATCTCCCCGATGCTCAAGCGTGCCGGGGTGAACACATCCGACGCATTCCCGATGGTGATCCCCGTGGTGCCGGTTGAACCGATGACCTGTACATTGTCGATCGAGTAAAGCGTGGCCTCATCGGTGGTGTTGATCCCCTTCTGAAACCCCACGACGCGTCCATTCGAGATCTTTAATTGCTGCGCGCCTTGGACTTGGATGCCGTTGTTGTTCGCCGTTCCGTTCATATCGAAGCCATCGATAATGGCGCTCGTCAGATCCGTTTGCGCCACCCACTTAGCCGGTGTCGCGAGCGCATTGATGGTCGCCGCGAGATATCCGGAGGCCACTGCCGAGGCATTGGCACCGACAATACCGATGCCGATGCCTTGAATCCCCTTGCCGACGACGTTTCGGACCGTCACACCGCGTTTATTGACTTGCCCATCATCGACCGAGGCCCACGGATTGTAGAAATAGGATTCCCCGAACCCGGCCGCCACACAACAGGCGGCGGTGATGACTTTCAAGCCATCCACCGACCAGTTGTAAGCGCCATTGCATTGCAGTGCCGCCATTCCGGCGCTCGTCCCAAGATTGGTCGCCTTGATGTTCTTGAAGGAGAGATTGTGCGCGTGGGAGGTTTGCCGATTGGCCAAGACTCCACCCGCATCGGTCGCCCAACCGAATTCGTAGTAGCAGCCATCGGCGACGCTCGCGCCGTCCATCCACACATTCTCGAAGCTCACATCCTGCAAGCCTCCGAACATGAAGATGCAGCGATTTCCCGGGTTATTCGAGGAGACCTTGACGTTGTTGACGCGAATGTTTCCCATCGTACAGCCGGTCGCCGCGAGGTAGGCCGCGTCATACATCGGCACGAAGTAAGTACCATCCGCCCCGCGCGCGCCGAACATCAAGCCGTGACCGCCATTCGCGCAGGTGAAATTGACAACGATATAGCCGTTTTTGATGGTGAAATCACGGATGGCGGAAACGAAGCCGGAATTGGGGTCGGTACCATCGGCCGCTTTGGTGAAGTTCAGTGTCGACCAATTGAGGTCCACATCGATGCCGGGGCGGAAGTCGATGTAGTTGCTGAAGTAGTAAACGTCCGCGCCCGTGGTGTTGGGGAACACCAAGTTCCCGGTCCAGCCGGTGTTGTGCAGGCCGTAGGAGACCAACGCTTTGAGCGCGGTGGTATTCGCCGCCGCAGCGCCAGAGCTATTCGGCACGATCCCGTAGCGCAGAGCGTTGCCATACGGATATAAATTGTTGGTGACGGTGCCCGCTTCCGCGGTGGTCGTGGGAAATATCGTTGTGCCGATGTCCGCTGAAGTCAGGTAGGACTGATAGTTATCCGCGTTTTTAATCGTGGTCGTGTCGGTGGGATCTTTCAGTACTAAATTGTAAGCACCCGACCCAAGTCTGATGACGGCCGAGCCGGTCGTATCGAGCACCACCGGATTCGTGTTGGGGACTGTTCCAGCCGCGTCAGAATATGTCGCCTTGGGAACCGTGCCACCTGCTGCATAAGTCCAGAGGTGATATCCTGCGGCCGGTAATCCGGCATTGTCGAATTCGCGATATACGAACGGGAATAAGAGTGGTGCGGTCATAAATACCTTTTTTCTCGCGATGCTGATTAAGCCGTTCGCGCTGCTTGCCTTGTGTGCATTGGTGCTCGCACCGGCCCGAATGGCAGTGCAGCGAAAGATGAAAGACGGAAAGCTGAAACGCTTGTTATTGCGTCGAATTTCCTAAGAGCGCCGACGAAGTTCCGAGCGTGCCAAAGAGTCCCTGACGCGCCCAAATGGCCTTGGCCACCGATGGGTCGATGCCCATCTGTAAGAGCCGCTTGGCTTCCACGGGATCAAGGGCCGCGTTAGCCACTTTCGTGAGGATTTTTTCCTCACCCGCTTTGGCGATGAACTGCGCGGGCCGCATGAGAGATTGCATCATCGTGTTTTTGGCGACCCCCTCGCCCCAGCTTTCGGGTAAGCCCATCGGCCCCAGCACCTGGCGCAGCATGTTCTGGCTCACCAAGTTCTGTGCGGTGTTCGAGCCCGAACCGCGCCCTAGATCGGTGGCGTTGACCCTCCTCGCCAGTTGCTGACCGATCTGCGTGATGGTCTGCATTTGCTGGGGAGTCATGGTGCTCGCGAGTGTCGCCGCTTTGTTGCCGGTGACATCCGCCGCAATCGCATCGCCACCTCGCACGGCCTTGGCATAGGATTCAGCATTGGTGCGCGGGATATCGATGCCGAAGTCGGCGAGCGCGGGGTTCAGCCGGTTGGATAACTGCTGCCCCACTTCCATCTGATTGATCGGTTTCGAGGCATTCGCGTAGGCCGCGTCGGCTGCGCGCAGTTCGGGAACGTTGGCCTGCGTCCACTCGTTGAGCGATCCGAGCGTCCCTTTGACCGCCCCCACTTCGTGCGAGCCCATGCCCATTTGAGGGCCAGAGTTCGCCATGTCGGCAAGCGCCATCTTCAGATACTGAATATTGCTGCCGTTGAACGGAATCGGTCCGGCAGGGTTCAATGTCGTGGGGTCCAATGCGAAGTTCGTGAGTTTCCCCGGACCCGGCGGCATGCCCCTCGAAATAATCGGGGCGCTATTGCCCAGCGATCCCAAACCAAGATCAGCGCGTTCCGTCAGGGTCACCGGATCAAGCTGGACGCTCGATGCTGGACCGCGCGCACCTTGCGGCAGGATAGGCCGGGTCGGCATGAAGGACTGACCGCGCTCCGCGGCGAGAGATCCAGCCCGCGTCATGGCACCCTGCATCGAGGGTCGCCGCAGAAGCGCATTCAAGGCCGGATCGGCGGTGACCTGCGCTTGCTCCGCCGCGGCATACAATGGGGCTGAAACTGCCGTGCGCGCGGCTTGTGCCGCCTGCATATCGGCTGGTGTCCCGGCAATGCCTGAGAGCGCCCCGCCCATCGCCTGCCGGTTGGCGGTCATGCGCTGGGTCACCTGATTCATCGTATCGGGATTGATCGAGAGTTGCCGCTCGAGCTGCGAGAGGCCGGCATTGCCCGCAAGCTCCGCCGTGGTCGACTGCACGCCTGGAAGGACGTTGGCGCCGGCGCGCGTGATATTGGTGGCCGCATCCGCCGCCGCCGCATCGCCCCCGGCGAAGGTACGCAGAGTATTGGCCGCGATCGCATCCTGGCCTGAGTTGAAAAACGGCTGTACGGTCGATTTAAGGGCGTTGTAGCCGACCCCTACCGCTCGCCCTGCCAGGATGCCAGCGCCTCCTGCAGCGCCTCCTAGTCCGGTATTGGTGAGGGTTTCGCTGGTGCTGGTGGATGGCTGCAGCGCCCCGAGGCCGGCGCCAATTGCAGCCGCTCCCGTCACCGAATTGGCCCCCGGAATGAACATAGTCGGTAGCGCATCAACCACGTTCGAAGTGATATTGCCCGCCCGCCCGTAGGTGTTCGCCATGAGCGGCGCATCGAGGGCGCGCGAATTCGCCACATCCTGACGGGATTCGAGCCCAACGTACTGACCAGCACCGCGCAGGTAGTCGATCCCGGTTTTCGCATAGCCTGCGACAAAGTTCTCAAAATTGCTCTGCGAGACGGGGCTTTGCGCGTCGTGCGCGGCCGGTGAGCCCGTTGGGGCCACTTGACCGTTGCCGAGCGAGTCATAGGATCGCGGCCGATGCTGTCCGGTCACCTGCTTGATGACGTCGGACGGGTCCGCGTTATCTGGCCCTTCGATCTGATATTTCGAGCCGTCCGGCCCAGTGACTTGATATTTGGCCACTATTCCACCCTCGTGACCTTAAATCCGCCCACTTCCTTGGTCTCACCCACTGCGTGCGTGTTCTTATCCGCCTGATCCTGCACCCCCGAGGACTTGGCAAAATCCATGATGGTCGCGCGCGGATTCTTGGACGATTCGAACTGCGTGACGTCATGCTGCGAGAAGGGAACCGCCTTTTGCACCTTGGTGATGATGTTCTGCACCAGCTCCTTTTGCGCTGGCGCGAGTTTGGGATTGGCGAGATTGGGCGAGAGGTTCTCCTCCACAATCTGACGCATCTCCGCCAACTTGCGGATCTTGGTCATCTGCGTGTCGCCCTCGTTCAACTTGAGGCTTTCCAAGGAATGCGTGAGGTTCCCGCCCGGGGATAGGCCGGCGGTTTCCAGGGTCGCGAGATTGCGCGAGAGGCCGGAGAACATGACATTCACGGTCTGCGCATCCTGTCCGGTGACCTTCTGTGCGAGGACGTCTTTGACGGACCCAAAGAGGCTGTGCGACTCACCGCGGCCCGATAACCACCCGCTACTCGAGGCGATGGGAAGTTCGGCGATGTTCTCGATCGCCTTGACCCCGGCATTTGCCGCCGAAGTCACCCGCTGGAACATGACCCCATCGCGCCCACCCAAACCACCAGCGGTTGCGGCACTGGGATCTTTCGGTCCTCCGGGGATTGGCTCAATACGCGTGGGATCGTCTTTGCTGACCTGATAGCCGCTCGGAATCTTGCTCTGATCCTGCTCGAAGGCGAATCGCCGCTGCGCCAATGCCGCTTCCTGATGCCGCATCGCCATCTCTTGCTGTTGGTACGGTGTGAGCGCATCCGCGGATCCAGCGACCGGCTGGCCGTTCTGATACGCCGTCTCGCCCGGCTTCAATGTGCCGGAGAACCCCGCGGTACTCGGCTGTCCCAACTGCCCCTGCAACTGCCCTTCGTAGTCTCGCGCTGCCCGCTGGGCGTTCGCCACGGTGAGGTTGGTGGGGTCATTCGGATTCAATCCATGCTGCTGAGCCCAGCCCTTCCACATTTGATTGAGCTGTGGATTGTTCGCAATGACGATGTTGGCTTGCGGGTCCGCCTGGATCTGCTGCGCGAGGTTGATCGGCCCCTGTAACTGCAATTTCTTCTGTTCGAGCACATTCTGCTGTGCGTACTGCGCAGACTTCAACGGATCGCGACCTTGCAGCACGTCCAAGGCCATCATGGTGTTGACGTTCGGCGCGTTGTAACCTCCACCATTCGGGTCTGCCGCCTGCGCTGGCTGCGCGCCTTGCGGCTGGGTCGGCTGTCCAGGAGCACCCAGTGCGGTCGGCTGCCCCGGTTGCCCCGCGAGTGATCGCGCATATTGCTGAATGAGCCCTTGCTGTGCCATCGTTTGGCGTAGCTGATCGATCTGCAAGCCACCCATGGCAACGTCCTGCTGACCCACGGCCGCCTGTGTTGCTCCTTGTTGCCCACGCAAATAGGAACCCATCAGATCGGGGTTTTGAAACTGTGGATTTACAAACTCGGCCATGTGAGTCCTTAAGGCGTGTAAGTCGGTGCGTAAACTTGATTGAGCACGTTGTCATAACTGCCAGCGCCCGCCCCGGCAGCGCCAAAGCCAGTGGTGGCGCCCTGATACGCGGGGCCGTATTGCTGATTCTGCAAATTCTGCTGCTGGTTGTACTGACCATAGGCCCCAGCCAATCCAGAGAGTCCCGAGTTGATCGCATTCGCCTGATTCGCGTATCCCGAGGCTTGCGCATTGCCCGCGTAAATCTGATTGCTGCCAACTTGATTCGCGGTGTTCGCGCCCGCCGCCCCGGTGTTGGCGGTAGCCGTCTGTCCTAAGCCCGCAAGGCTCTGTAGGCCGTTCAAATACTGACCCGTCGCTTGGGTCGCCATACCCTGACCGTACTGCGTGAGCGCCTTCTGTGCGGCGCCTGAGTCGAGTAATCCATTCGCGGCAAGGTTTCGTTGCACCGCCTGGTTACCCTGCTGGAAATTGAACTGATAGCCCGGCATGCTCTGGATCAGCTTGTTGTCGGCGGCCCCAGCATTAGGATCAACCTTGCCATTGGCGCCGGGGAGGCCGTAGTAACCCTCCAAAGAATTGAGCGCCTCACTGCCCGCCGCGCGCCAGGGCGCTTGATCGGTGCGCGTCTGGTCGTACATTTGCAGTTGCGTGGCGCTCGCATTCCCAGCGGCATCTTTCTGCGCTTGCGCGGCACTTTTGGCGCCGCTAGAGGCGACAGCGCCACCGATAATGGCCCCACCTGCGGCAATGGCTGCTCCGGCGATAATCACACACATAATCTTTTCTCCATCACAATATCGTCACCGACGTATCCGAGATTCTTGAGCACTTCGTACATTGGCCCGTCGATATGCGTAGGCCAACCGATGGCTTGTACTTTCAATGCCTTCATGGCTGACTCGAACTTCTCCGCCATGACGACGGCATAGGATCGATAGGCAGGCTCGATATAAATCGAATCGCCGTGCCCGCATAAAATCTTCTGATGATGCGGGCTACGATAGGTATACCCGACGACATAGCCCTTGAGTGTCTCGTCCTCGCGTAAGGCCAACACAATCATTGAGCCCGCGCTTGCCAGCCGCTCGTAGAGATCCAGATCAGGCTCAACGGCAAATTCCCGCTCTCCGTAGTAAGCACACGTCTTATTCTTGACGATCGTGCTTTCATTCCAACAGGCTTGCGCCAGCGGTAGAATTTCAGCATAGAGGGCCGGGCTAAATGGCTCATTCTCTATGGTGATCACGACTGCTTGATCCCGCTCACGCTCAAGCTGATCCCGGCACTACTCGAAAAGCATTGCAGGGTATCGCCCGCTCCCAACACCACGCCCGCAAGTTCCGGCGAGACGTAACTCGACAGGGCCGGAACTGCAAAGGACGGGATGAGCTTTGCCGAATCAGCCACAGTTTTCCCCGATGGCACGACATAGGCCGTGATCGAAATCGAACCGCCCGTGGTATTCGCAAAGACCGCGTGTGTGATGATGCCGACGCTTCCCGAGGGTTGCAGGTACTGAGAGGCAACCGCGGTCGGCAGAACGATGTTGCGAGCGAAGACGGCGGCGGCGATGGTCATTTATGTTGTCGACCCGATGGATATCCAAGTAATTGTCTCGCCTACCAATCCGGCGACAGTGGTAGAGCCTGATAGAAGAGAGTTGCAACTGGCCGTAAATCCGGTGTTGGAAACGTTGCTGATCTGCACGCCGATCAATCGGGTGATCGAAGGAGCATCGATCACCGTTGGGAGAATAACTGGCGTAACCCCCAATGGATAAGCAGTGGGGAACGTCACCGCAATAGAGCCACCGGTCGACGTTGTCGTAGAGCCAGTTTGAATGAGCGGGGTGTTCATTGACACTCCTCCCGTCTGCACGACCGGCACAGATCCGGAGCGCATCAATATCGTATCGGTGAGCGTTCCCGTTCCATCGTTCCACGCGCCGACCACCATCGTCTTTGCAACATTAAAGGTGAAACTTCCGACCAATGCATCAAAGCAGTTGACAATCGAGTTGCCAGCATTGACCCCAGCATCCTCTAAGATGTTGGCTGTCTTATTCGTCCCAAAAGCCAATTCAGATAAGTGATAGTTGCCACCAATGATATGAATGTCATTGGTGGCATTCGCATTGGCGGCCAAGTACGACGAACGGACGGTATTGACTCCATTGTTGAATTGTAGGGCGGCATCTCCCGCATTCGCTTCTATCCAACAGTCAAAGATGGATACGCCGATAGCGGGAGCAGCACCGCCACTCTCGGCGTTCACATTGGCAACGTAGACGCCCATCGTTGCGCTATTGCCTGATGTACCATTGCCCTCGATATCACAGGCATCGATGTTCAGGTTACGACCGCCATTGAAATAAACACCCTGCAACGTATTTCCGAATACCCCGCAGTTTTGCAACTCGATGTTGTTCGGATAGCCGCCACCGGCTAAGGAGGTAAAGCTCACAAACTTTGCCCCGATCTGGTTGTTCTGGAATATGCAGTCCTGATAGGTATTCGAGATACCGCCGCTGCTGACCATGCCGGCAATGCTGTTCTGAAAGATGCAGCCATCAAATACAGAACGCACCAAATCATAAGACTGAACTGCGGCCGGCGTGTTGCCTGCGATACCGCTGAACGTCAATCCATAAACGCGCAGTTCTGTGGAAAAAGCTGTGGCAGATGCGCTGCCGGTAATGAATAGCGGAAGGCCATCCGCTGAGCGCTTCTGTATCTTCGTGACCCCGTAGCCCGCGCCGTTGATCCAAAAAGGATTGCTGTATGAAAGCAACGGAAGTTGCAGCGTATCGGCGGAATAAGTGCCGGCCGGGAAATATGGACCATCTCCGGAAGCAAGAGCGACATTAAATGCAACCAGAATAGTCGCTGTCGAATCGCGGACCCCAGTTGGATCTGCCCCGTACCGCAGCACATTCCCCGGCGGATACGCATAGTTCACCGGTCCCACTCCGGCCGTGCGTTCTGCATCGGTCTGCGGATAGAACGTCTGCCCCAATTGCTGCTGAGTCGGCGGCGGCGTCAGCGCGCCCAAAATGTCCCGAATCTGAATGTCATCGCTGAAGGTGGGGGAAGCACCGGCAGACTTTCCGAGCAGCGCAAGGTACTTGTACCAGTTGCGATCCATCTTGCCATTCTTGTCGATGACATCGATTTCATAGCGCGGGATGACGAGCGGAACGGTCATATACCCAATGCCTCACCCCGTCCGTACGCATTCATCCAATGCACCCGCGAACTCATGGTGGTGCCGAAGCGGATGACGATGTTGCGTCCCATGCCCATGTGCCGCCAGCGCGAGCGCACATAGGTCTCACCGATATCGCCCATGGTCTGAAAGCGCTTGTAGCCCCAAGTTCTCCCGCCATCCTTCGAGATCTGCATCCAGATTTGCGAGGTGGGTGTTGCGCTATCACCCACTGTTGCCATCAGCTCCAAGTAATCCATGCGAACGCGCTTGTTCTCCGATTCCGGCACTTCAAAGGCCCGCTCGCGATAAATCACCGCGCCGTTGTCATTGCCGACATCGAGACCCATGCGGTAGATATTGCCGTTCTCCCAATCACCCACGATGTGGGACTTGTTGAAGAAGGCGTAGCAGTTCGCTCTGTGACGATGCGAAAGCCCAGTCGTGCTATCGAGCCAGGACCGTTGATGCCAGCCATTGGTTGCGACGTCGTACACCCAGGAAGCATCCGCAGAAGGGAACGTGAGCCAGTAAAAGCTGTGCCCTTCCTCCTGGTAGCTAAATCCAATGGCGTCCGAGATATCGCCGTAATTGTTGATCGCAAATTCGATCGCATGCGTGGAGATGCGCTGCGGGATATACGCATTTGCGCGATATACGACGCCCTGCCCGTTTCGATCCCGTCCGATCCAGAACACTGAGTTGTCGAGTTTGGCCGGCGACCATTTGGCAACACAGCCTTGTTCAATGAACCCACCAGGAGAGCGCTCGAAGGGAAAGAACTGCGCGCCGGTATCGGACCAAATCTCGATGGTGTTCTCACCGAATAGCCACACCTCCCGATGGTCGGCGATGACGCTCACCAGGTTATCGGGTGCGCCTTCGGCGGATGCAATGTCGAGCGGGTCGATCGTGCTCAAATCTGCGAGTGCTGTAATCCCAAACTGCCCCAAGGTCGAGGTGGTAAAGATCACGTAGTTGTCCATCTCCGTGAGGATGGAGCCAACGGGAGAGTTCACTACCGGCTTGATGGTGGTTCCGCTATAAGACACCCAATGCCAGCCTTGGGAATGGGCGAAAGCCACCTGTGAGCCGTTGTCGATGATCGCGACGGGCGACGTATCGTAGGGCAACGCCCCTAAATTGACCGCGCTGTAACTCGAATCGATGCGATACGCTGCGTTGCCAATGGCCGCATAGAGCTTGCCGCCGGCCACCCGAAGGCCACGCACCGCGCCCGAGGCCGCCACCAGCGAGGTAAGTCCCGGCGTGCCATAAAACGCCCCCATATCCCCTGAATTACCCTCCGTCCCCTCCGCATACAGATTGACGAGGGTTTGCGAGGCAAGGATCGGCGAGCGCGATGCATACGCTTGGCCGAGGAAGGGAAGTTTCAACTTAGGCTACCCGCGTCGCCAGTTTCGAGCCGCGCGTTACTCTGCGGCGTTCTTGCTCATTGGCTGATTGCGCGAGCTGCGAATACTTGCTCTCCCACACGGGTAAGCGGGTCTCCTCACCTAAGAACGGTGCGCTCTCGCTCAATGCGGCATAGATGAACAAATCGGGATGGCGGGTAAAGAGCGCATTCAATCCCGTCGAAATATCCGCAAAGCGCTTGTAATACCGGCCGGTGATGGTCCCGGTCTGCGGCGGATAGAAGATCATGTTGTCGCCTTCGAAGGTGTAGAAGGTGACCTGACCTGAAAGCGTGCAACCGGTCTGGATGTAGTTCTGCACCACTTCCCACGGCTCGTACTTCGCTGTCTTGAACTTAGCCGTGTAGGGCGAACCTTTCAGTTCCAAATAATCGGCCGGCAAGGGCGCTGAGTTGTTGGTTGCCGTGATTGAGAGGGCCGCATCCTGAGTACTCGAGCGAATGTCCCGGTAGATTCTCACTTCACCGGCACCAATGATGGTGTCCAGAACCGAGACGGACAGATCCGATTGCGAGATGTCATCGCCATCCAACAGCGATTGGACCTTGTTGCGAAAGTCCGCGTAGGAATTGAAAATCATGGACTACCCACCGTGTCTTGTGATCGCTTGACCATCTCTACCGGGTCTTCTTTCGCGCATTCGAGCATTCGAAGTAATGAGGTGTGCCACTTCCACGAGCCGTGGTCCTGGGCGTAATGCTTCATGCCGGGAACACCCAAGGTGTAGTGGTAGATATGCGCACTCGATGGCGCCTCCTCGTTGACCAAATAATTCCAGCCCGCCGACAAGCCGCCGATTTCCTTTTTGCCGAGCCACTCGAAACGATGCAGAGAGGCGGGTGTCGCATTCGCCACGAACTCGCGCGTGAGCACTCGATTCATCGGATGCGCGCAGTTCCACAGCATCACGCTCGATTGATTCTTTTTCGGATAGTCCAAGTTCGTGGTTTCCATCGGCGTGCCGACGTACTTGCGCGGGTGCTTGGTGGTGTAGTCATGCTTGACCACTCCCACCGCCTTGTCATGCAATGCAATGCGCCAGGCCCACAGTTCCGCAATATCGATGTCGACCGCCATATCGCCATCGATAAAGAGCGCCCAACCTTGAAAGTCACACAGTGACGGCACGAGAAAGCGCGAGAGCGTAAAAGCGTTGGTGCCGTCGCGCTGGCCGTCAAAACCTTTCAGCATGTTCAGGCTCAGCGGGTGAAAGCTCACCGGCACGCTGGCCTTCTCGATTATGGATTGACAGCAGGCGTGATAAGCGACGGCCTCCCGCTGGTCAAAACCGATGTAGATGCGTGGTTGATCCATTTCTTTCTGATCGCGCCCTTGTAGTGAAAGAACCGAGCGTCCGAGGTATCCGCGGCACTGGTGGGTGCCCAATTGAAAACGCGACAGGGAAGCCCTAGGACGGCGTACGTCCCGCGCTCCACCATGTGAGCAACCGCAAGTTGATCGCCGTACCAGCGCTGTTTCGCTTCGCTCTGATGGGTAAGCCAGGTGTAACAGTCAGCCCAAAACTGCGTGGAGCGCGAGAACATCACGCCCGTGTTAAATGGCATGGCGGATGAGAGGTCATCACCATCCCCGTCATACAGTTCGCCCGGCTCCCGATGGGTCAAACCCACATCGAAGCGGTGTGCCCACACGTCATCGATCGGGTGTTTCGCAATCACGTCGGTATCGACGATCAGCATGTCGTCATGCGGATAGGCCGCCAGATGCTTGAACCGATACAGCATCAAGGGCACTTTGAATGGGATGCGCACCACTTCATCAACGCCCGGAACCGCAGGCGTCTTCAAGTCCGACATTTGAATGACCGGGCAGTGGTGGACGTCTTTTAAGGACCGCACCATCGTTGCCGCGTAGTCCTGCTCACCCACGAGCAGGAAGGAGGCGATCACAGCAAGGTGCCGTCTTTCGCCTCCAAGCGAACCATGGCCGTTCCCACCACGAAAAACCCACTCTCACTCGCGAGCTGCACCGTCTGCACCTCCCAGCGCTCGAAAATCTTAGGCAGCCACCAGGACATGGGCTGTTGGATCAAGTGGGCATTCCTGCCGTCACTTAAGACCTTTTGTGCAGGCCCCGTGTCAATCGAGAGGAAAACGACACCTTCGGCGAGAGATCGCAGGTGATCGAGGACGGTATCCAAGTACTCGGGCTCGATGTGTTCCAGAACGTCAATGCACGCCACCATCTGTGCTGGAACCGGATCTTTGGAGAAGCGAGGCACACCGGGGTCATAGGCTTGGTATTGCAGCTTGTGGTCCGCTTTCAGGTTCTTGGCGAGGTTGCACATCGCCCCGCATCCGTAGTCCAGGACGTGCGTAATCGCCATGCGGTTGATGATTGCGGACACCACCGGCGCATAGACCACGGATGCTGTTCCGTAGACGGTCGTTGCGTGGAGCCGCTCCTGTTCCGCCCGGTACGCGGGAGAAATACGTTCCAAGTTCTGTAGCTGTGCGTTCAATTTCCTGACTCCATGATCCGGTCTTCTGCTGCCTCACCACCCGTAACGATTCGTACCAGGGGATCGAATCTTGCGACTTGCCGTAGCGCCACTGAGTTGCCTCGGGAACCAGCACGGTTACGGGAATGCCGAGAGCCCCCGCCGTGTGCGCAACCGCAGTCTGGACACACACCACATAATCCAAAGAGGCGATGAGGGCCGCGGTATCGTCATAGTCTTTGGTGAGCGTGCCATACGGGTACTGCTTCAGGTCGATGCGATGCTTCTTGCGAAAGGCGTCAATCTCCTCGCTCGAATTTTTGTACTGCAGCGACACGAAATGCGCGTCAATGCCAAAGATGGGAAGCCAGTCTTCCAACCCGATGCGCCGATTACGTGCATTGGTTCTCGGCATTCCACCAGTCCATGCCACTCCGATCACAGGCTTGCGTTTCTGTGAAAAGAGCGCTTTCCACATCTTCACGCGGTCCGGGCAGGGAATGAGATACGGCGTACCGGGAAAGGAGTCGTCGGTAGTCCGGAAATACTCCCCGATCTGCCCCAGCGGCAATGACGCGTCGATATGCCAA